TTACTATTCTCTACCTGATTGGGTATCAGCAATGCAATTCTCGCTTGTAGAAGCAGAATTATCTAATTTGCATATAAACAACATAGAAAACGGATTTTTGCCGATGGTTATGTTGAATATGAACAATGGGGTTCCAGCGCCAGAGGAAAGACAAACCATAGAAGATTTGCTATACGCAAAGTTTACTGGAACTAACAACGCCGGTAAGTTTATGGTTGCATTCAATGATGACCCTGCAACTAAACCAACACTTGACGTAATCAATGTAGATAATTTGCATGAGAAATTCCGTTATGTTGCTGAATATGCACAGGACAGAATACTCGTTGGACATAGAATTACTTCTCCACTCCTATTTGGTATTAGAACGCAAGCAAATGGTTTCTCTTCTCAATCTGAAGAAATGATGACAGCGTTTTCTATTTTACAGTCAATGACTATTGTACCATTTCAAAATTTATTAATTAACTCAATTAATTATATTTTAGGTGAAGGTGGATGGGGTAGTGAATTAGAACTTTATTTTGACCAATTAACACCATTAGCAATTCTTTCACAGCAAGCAGAAGATACAGGTAAAACTATTTCTGAAGTCGCAGATGAAACAAATAAGGAATTAGAAAATCCTGCAACAACAGAGGACGAAACAACTACTGACGTGCAAGAGATAAAGCCAGACGAACCTATTCAATCATTTAATATGATGGAATTTAATAATAAAGAGTACGAAATATTTGGTAAATCAAAATAATTTTCGTAATATAACATAAAAAACAAAAAACAAAAATACTATGGCTTACGCATTGTTTATAACTAGAAATGATATAATTAAAAATTCTCCCTTGCAAGGTGCTCTTGATGCAGATGCTCTTTTGCCGTTCATGCGCACGAGTCAAGACAAATACATTAAAAATCTTTTAGGTACTGTTCTATTTGATTATCTTCAGCAAGAAATAGTAACAGGTAATCCTTTTACAGGGTATTATCAAGAACTAATGGATGATTATGTAAAACCAACTATGATATGGTATGCATGCGTAGAATATATTCCATTCTCTTCTATTCAGTTCAAATCTAATGGTGCAGTTAAACAAACTTCAGAGCAAGGTAGTGCACCTGATAAAACTGAAATAGATTATCTTCTTCAGAAAGCACAAGCAAATGCGGACTATTACGCTTTAAGAATGCAAAATTATCTTATATCATACTCACAGAATATTCCACAATATCTTGAGTCAGTTGGTAATCAAACACAGATTTATCCTGACCAAACAAATCAATATTTCCAAGGAATACAATTATAATACATGTCAAATTATTTGCAATATAATCAGGGGGTAAATTATACATTACTCTATAATGTTTTAGAATATTTTAAAACAGTTGGTATTAATCACCCACAGCTTGCAAAAGTTACTACGGGTGATATACAGGAAACTGACGATAGAGAATTTCCAATGTACCCTCTTATGAATGTTAATGTTCTTTCTACAACTTTTATTGGAACAACTTCTAATCATGAGGTTCAATTAGTAATTGCTGACAAGATTAAGAATAGACCAAATGAAAGTGGTACAGCAATCAATGCTTCTGAATTTGATTACAACGAACAAACAATAGATTTCTATGGTGTTGATGATACAGTTGATATTCTTGCAAACACACTTGCAATTGCAAATGATGTAACTTCATTTACACAATATTCAGTAGCATCATTTGATATTGAGGGTGATATACTTTGTGAACCATTTGTAGAAAGATTTAATAATGGATTAGCAGGACAAGTTGTAACATTTAGTCTTACAGTACATAATGATAGACCAAGATGTTTATATGACCTATATCCATCTTCTTCATACTATAATCACCCTAACTGTTAATGGCAAGGAAAAGACCTTTAGCGTTAGATAAAGTTGCGAAGAATATACGAACACTTGCAGCAACTAAAGCACCATATGATACCGGAAATCTATCCAGAAAAATAAAATCGTATAATACGCTGGATAGAATGGTAAAGTGGAATTCAAAAACAATGGATGCTTCAATATCTCTTTCAGTAGGTCCTCCAGGTGCAAGTTATGGTATTTGGTTTAATGACCCACCAAATGTTGTTAGTAAAAGAAGAAAGAGTTTAAGAGCAACAGCAAAACGAAAAGGTAATTGGGATTTTGGTAAGAAAGCATTTGCAGATAAATCTACAAAGAGTTTATATAAAGCGTTAGCAAAAGAATTAGGTGTTATTGTTGCAGAGGATATCAGAAAATCTGTAAGAGTGGCATTAAAGTAGCATCACTTATTTTTATTTTCCAATTGGTTATATATTAAACATTCGGAATGGCTATTCAAATTGTTCAAAATCCTGCAACTTGCTCATTAGCACAATCGCCAATGGCATTTACTGTTATTGAGTCAGACAATACACTCATTGGTAATGTAGGGTTTCAGTATATATGTAATTTAAGATATTGGCAAGGTGCTGAAGGGGATACAGGTAGTGTAGATTATGTTCTCGCAAAATATCCTAATGAGTCACTCTACGGAATGTTTGACGTAAGCAGAATAATCAATTCAACACTTACAGATTTAGCACAAGTTAATACTTCAAATGTAGTTTTCTATCGTTGTGATTTTTATTATCAGTATCAAACAGGTAGTAATTATGTTGTTGGACCAATCCTTACAGGTTCTGTTTTCAAAGCATTGGACGGATATGGTATATTTCAGGAACCTATTAATCAGGCAATAACCCAAAAGACACCATTCTGGCCTCTAATGACAGACGGACCTGCGACACAATCTGCATTTATAACTAATAAAGGTTTAGCAGGTGTATTTACAGCACAAGCGAATTCAGGTTCTCTACCAACTCGTTTAGAATATACTTCTGATGCACCACAAACTGCATATATACAATTAAGCAGTTCACTTTCTTCTTCTGGACAAATACAAGGATATCCAATAGGAGCAACAGAAAGTGGGTTTCCTTTGAGTGGAAGTTTTACAACATATACAATCCAAGCACAATCAGGAAGCACGGATTTGGGTTCAGCAATTACTTTTAATATAGTTTGTGAGCAAAAATATCCAAACATAAGAATTAAATGGAAGAATAGATACGGACAATTTGATTGGTTTAACTTTAATATGGTTAATAGACAATCATTTAGTACAACTCGTAAAACTTATCAACCACAATTAGGTCAATGGAATGCATCTTCATTACAATATAACAATTACGATAGTTCAATACTTAATTATATTTCTGACTCTTCTCAAGCAATATCTGTAAATACGGATTGGGTTGATGAAGCGTATAATGAAATATTTAAACAATTATTAGTGTCAGACGAAATCTATTGGTATTATGATGAAGCTAATGATGATTTAAGACCTATTACTATAAAAACTGATAGTATTACATTCAAAACAGGTGTGGTAGATAAAGTAATTCAATATGCATTTGATTTCAATTGGGGACAGTCTTATAAACTAATTATTTAATGGGAGTAATAAGTACACAAGGTTTTTTATTTAGATTAATTGCAAATGATGTTCAGTTAGACCTATTTGATGACGAAGATATTTTCTTGTCAGACAATGTAACTGGATTATTTGATTTAGGCGTATTACCTTCTGATTTTACTCGTCAAATTACAGTTCCAGGTACAAAAACCAATAATGCATTCTTTGAGCATGTATACGATATATCAGTAGTTAATCCTTATCTTTTTGCAACAAATCAAAAAGTTCCTTGCTACTTTGATTTCGGAGCAATGATATTAGCAGATGGATATTTACAATTAAACAAAGTAAATGTTCTTGCAAATAAATTTATTGACTCTTATGAAATTACAATTTATGGTGGTCTTTCTTCATTCGCAAGAATTATTAATAGAACTTTCTTAACTGAACTTTCTACACTTTCTGCATATAATCATACAGCATCATACGCAAATATATCTGCAAGTTGGAATGGAAATCTTTTTAGTGGAGCAATTGTATATCCATTAGCAGATTATGGTTCAGGTTGGAACTTTACAAATGGTTCTCAATTAGCATTAAATTCTGAAGCAAGTCCTACACAAACAATTACAACACAGGATTTTAAACCTGCTATTCGTGCTAAATTAGTTTGGGATGCTATCTTTGCAGAAGCAGGATATACATATTCCTCTTCATTCTTTAGTGAAAGTTGGTGGGATGATGTGTATATGATTTGCAACTATGCACTAAAATATCCTGAATTTAACGGATATGATTTAGAAACATTTGGAGTTACAAAGATTAGTTCTATATCAGGTTCGCAAATGACAAACCTGCAAGTAGGTTCAGCAAGTTTATTTAATTTACCTTGGTATAATGTGCAATTTGACCCTTCAGATGTTGTTGCATCAAATGGTCAATATACTCTTGCAACACCACATAGTTCTTCTCTGCAAGGTGTACTCAATCTAAAAGTAAATTTATCTTCTTCATTTATTGCAGCACCTTCGTGGAAATTATATTGTTATCCAACAGCATCATTTGATGCTACAGCATTTGTAGACCTACCAACATATAATTCATTCTTTTTAGAAGAAGGATATGCATTGATTGCAAGTGGACAAGGACAAAATAAAACATATGAAGTCCGAACTACATTCTCAACTAAATTATTAAAACCAGGTTCATATCAATTTGCTTTAGAATGGAACCACCAATTTAATGCACCATATAACAATACAACACTAACAATTGATCCTGGCGGAGAAGCAAAATCATTTATAGAGGTAACAAAAGTTAGACAAGCAGCAGACGGATTGGTAATGGAAATTCCTAACAATATGCCTTTTGGTACAAATGGAATTAAGCAAATAGATTTTCTGACATCAATACAAAAGAAATTTAATTTGGTTATGTATCCTGATAAAACAACACATAATCAATTTATTGTTGCACCTTATACAGATTGGTATAAGCAAGGTGAAGTAAAAGATTTTAATAGATTTATAAATTTAGATGATAAGATTGAAGTAATTCCTGCAAATAATTTAGCAGTAAACCAATTGAATTTTGGTGATACACTTGACCAGGATTATATTTCACAACAATTCAGCAAGGAAGCAAATAGAGAATTTGGTAAAACATATTATACAGATACACAAAACTTTTTCTCACAAGGAACATTTGACGTTAAAACTAGGTTTGGTAATGGACCATTAGTACAATTAGCAGGAACAGGTGTATCTGGTTCTGTTGGTGGTGTTCCGCCTCCACCTACAACTTATTACTCATATGTGATGGGTAATGTAGGATATACAACTGCTGATGATGCATGTGATAATACATATTATTATCCAAATGTTATTTATGCAAGTAATTCTAATCCAGCTGCAGTTACAAGAGTATTTACAAATAACTCTTTAACAACTGGCTTTAATGGTGGAAATCAATATTGGAAATGGGGCTATCCATACTTTGTTACGAAGTATGCTTCTCAAATAGATACAAACGGATATATACTATCTACAATTCAATGTTAATATGGCTCAGATAATTCCAATATACATACCAAC